AGTATATTTGCAACGTCAAACAAACAAAGAGTGTAAGTTTGAACAACAAGAAAGCTGGCGACTTCAAAAGCCACTTACTACATATCTCATTGGCAAATGTAGTTGTTAGCTTTCTTTTATGCAAATTTTTTGTGGAAAATTTAAGTATAAAATAGAAAATAATATGAAAGTAACAAAGAAAGATATTCTAAGCATTAAAGCTGGTTCTTCCAAAGTAATGCAGCTGGATTCTTACAAGGATTGCGTCAATGCAAGAAGCTACGCCTATCAATTAGCTTTTACTGATCCCCGTGAAGACGTTGAAAGATATTCAATATCCATCGACAAAGATAAAAATCAGATAACCATCGAAGCGATAAAGAAATGAACCGTTCAGATGCCAAAATGATTGCAGAAGAACTGCACAAGTTTATTCGCAATGATGTGAGAAAGGCTGTAACTGAAATGGCGACTGCTGAAACCGAAGAGTATTTGAATGCCAAACAAGCTGCTGTATTTCTCGGATGGAAGTTGCAACCTTATACAATCGAATACATGATATTCCTCACACCAAAAATGGCAAGAGTCTCATTTTTACCAAATCAGCTTTGAGAAAATTCATGGAAAGAAAATAATCCCGGACGGATTTGGCCGTCTTTCCGGGAACTAACAAAACGTTCTTTGACATATTGTATAGTCTGAACAAATAAAGACTTAAAACAAGGTTTACTGCTTATCTAAAGGGCGAAATAGACCGACAAAGTAGCCAAAGCGGATTAGTGAAAAGAGTGTGAATACGGACTGCCAATAAGAAGATGCAGCACACGAATCACTAAGTTATCAAAAACAACTTATATTATGACAAAGTAAACGTAGGGCGTTTATAAATACATTCTTAACTGAATAGATACTTTAAATGATATATATACCCGTGCTTCGCAAGAAGCGGTCACCGCTAAAAAGCTACGGCCAACAATCCATCGGAACGCGGACGGGAACACATTTTAAATGCTAAAAGTATGAAAGGATTTACAGAAATGACCGAGCAAGAGATTCTTGCGTTAACGGAGGAAGATGTACAGAAATTGATTAAACTCCGCATGATGGAGGAAGGTATCAAAATCATGGATAAACCCAAAATTCCCGAATTATTTGAAATTGAGCCTGCTGATATTCAGTACTTCTCAATTCCGCTTTTGGATGGTTTTGCGTTTACTGACATTAATGAAGCGACTAAGGTTGCTGAAATTCTGAAAAGCGCGAAGTCATTGCGAAAGGTTGATTACGATTGGAATAAACTTGGGAGTGATTACAAGTTCCTTAAAAATAGTGAGAAATACAAGTTTAATGGGAACTCTGATTTTGACATCATTTCAGGATGGGCTTATTCGGATGAACTATATGCTAAGATTTCAAGCTTTGCCGCACAGAACAAGGTTATGAAAGAACAAGCTGCGAAAGACCGAAAGGAATATGACGAAAAGATGCAAGAAGCGTCCGGCATCATCTCGGAGATAAGCGGACGGGTTAAAGAGGTCAAAGTTAAGTATGAGCGATTGAATAGGCTTACTTACAAATTCGCTACTGACTATTATCCCCTTTCCGATCACAACGAGGATATGGCAATGAAATTTATGGCTAAAGCCTATTCTTTTACAGATGAAGAAAAAGAATACATATTACAGAATTACAAAGAATTACTATCCACAAGTGATGAATAAGTTTTTTAGTTAGTTATTGGCTCCTTGCTTGCGAAAGTAGGGAGTTTTTTGTAAAACTCTAAATTCATTATATGAGTAATATAGAAGATACAATTTACGATCTGCCAAATGAAGAATACCACCGTGGAGAAAGATTCAAAGATTTCCTAAGTAGTACGCAGATTAAAGATTATATGGTGTCCCCAAAGTTTGCCCGATACAAGGCGTTGCACCCGGAATTATTTGAGATAAGTATTGAAGCCTCTGAAAAAGGTTCACTGTACCATGATGCAATGGAAAGCCTTGTTAATACTGGAAAACTTGACAAGTGGCGAAATAACCTTCTTGTATTTGAGCCGCCTATAAATCCTAAAACCGGCTGTCCGTATGGACGAGATACCCAAAAATATCAGATTGCACTAATAGAGGCCAAAGAGTCAAATCCGGGTAAAACGTTGACAAGCACAACCGATATACAATTGGTTGAAACAATGGTTTATGAGCTTCTTAATAATTGCCGGGACACCTCCAAACAGATCAGGCAGATATTAAAATGGGGAAAAGCCGAAGTCAGCCATTTCGTTGAATACGAAGGATGCAAGTTCAAATATCGCCCTGATGTGGAAACGGCCAAGAAAATTGTCGACTGGAAAACATTGGCGGTTGATGATCTTCATGAAGAAACAGTTAACCGGACTATTGCCAAATTTCATTACGGTATTTCGGCAGCCTTCTACCAGTTTTTTGAACATGAACGTACTGGAGTATGGAAGGAGTTCTACTGGGTTATGCAACAAAAGACAGCTCCCTATGACGCAGTATTTGTCAGTGCAGCTAACTGGGCTTTCCATTTGGAAGACGGAATTGTGAAAATGGGTGCAAGTGCATTGGCATTCAAGAAATTGTTAGACCAGCATGTTTACTGTACACAAAACAATGATTTTGACGGTGCACAGATATTTATTCAGCCGGGATTCAAAGGGCGAAGAATAATGGTGCCGGACACACCTGCATTTGAAAAGAACAAGATGTTTAACTTTTATAATAATCAAGAGCAATGAGTAAAACAGAGAATCAATCCCCCCAACAAGGGAACTTGGGAATGGAACAACACAATGCTCCTTCACCAACAAAAACAGAACCGGTCTCCCCAACACCTTCCACACCACAACCGCCCGTTCCTTCTGCCCCACCAGCCTTTCCAGTACAACTGAAAGGATTGGAAAGTTGTTTTATCTCCCCTAAAAAGGCATTTATAGCAGCTGGTGGCACAGAACAGCAATTTGCCCGTGAAGTCAATTTCGCTATGCAGGCAATGTTGAATAATCCTTATTTGATTGACTGTGCCCGGCAATATCCCGATCATCTTGTCGAAGCAATCAAAAACGTTTCTCTTACCGGTCTGACACTCAATCCTGAACTAAGATTGGGGTATCTTGTACCATACAAAGGCAAAGTGAAGTTCCAAGCTTCATATATGGGGAAAGTTGATATTTTGATCCGCACCGGCGTTGTAAAAGATATTTATTCTGATTTGGTTTATGCTAATGACGAGTTCAGCATGACAAAAGGTACCGGTGGCACTATCATCCACAAACCCAATGTATTCGGAGAACGTGGTGATCTTCTTGGAGGCTACTATTTTGCAGTCTTGACTTCCGGTGTTGTAAAATTCGATGCAATGCCCAAAGCACGTATTGAAGAAATAAAAAGTCGTAGTGAGGCTGTCAAGAAAGGCAAGCAATCTCCGTGGGACACAGACTTTGAAGAAATGGCTCGAAAAACAATCGTGAACTGGGCTTTCAAATTCCTGCCCAAAACCGGCATTTCAGATTCCATGATTAAAGTTCTTGAAACAGAGAGCCAGTTGGATGATGAAATGTTTGAAGACTGGAAAAAGGCACAAGGTCAGAAACCGGACGATTTTGAAGAAGACGATACTCCATACGCAGAAGAAGTCAAGTAATGGATTCATGTGAAAAAATTAGTAACAGTATCACAGCGGCTAAAGAACTGATCGAAAATGAAACACGTTCTTTGGCTGCTTTACATAAAGCAAAACAGCTTGAAAAAGAGCTTCATAAATCCGGCAAGTTGTTTCGTATTCCTACAATGAACGGAATTATAGAAACAACCTGCCCGGAAAAATACATAGAATACAATAACCAGTTTAAAATCAAATTAAAATGAGAACAGTAACAGTTGAAGTGCCCGAAGGACACATGGTAAAAATCGTGAAAGAAGAAAGTATGCAACCTACTCAAAAAGTTACGGGGGGGGGTAAATTTGAATTTGAGGGTGAGACATTCATCCCCGGTGACGTAATTATCAATCCGAATCGCGGAGGGGGCAGCATGATGATTCTCTCTGAAATTAGAGAAGAAAGGCCACTCTCTTTTTTACCGGCAATTAAAGTACCTTTCGGCCTTGTCGCCTATGTTCCTTCCAATGATGAAGGTGACAGAGTTTTTGTAAGACTCACACCCGAAGCTGGTATCGGAGGCATGAAGGGATTCCGTAAAGCTACGGAAGAGGAAAAGGCAAAGATGCTTGCCGCCATGAAGGAAGAAAAACATTACTCCTTCAATTTTGAGAAGTTACAGCCTGAATATATCCCGACTGTCGGCGATGTTGTTATTGTATGGGATGATAATAGCAAAGAAAATGCGGTAGTCGGTGTTATGAATGAAATGGATAAAACAGTCAGGCCATACAAGATAAATGATGGTACTTGGTATGGGAACTGCGACAAGTTCGTTTCAGAAGAACAATATAAAAATTTGATTGATGGGAAAGAGTAAATCTAAATCGGGGGGGGCGAGAAATTACACTCCCCTTCTCACAGCTCGCCCAAAGGGAATGAGCTACCAAGAATATCGTGAACGCAGAGCCTATCAGAACGCATGGTTGAAAGAGCGACTGAAAGGCTTTATTTGTTATGTATCGTCTGAACTGGTTGTATATGACAAAATAACGGGATTACCCCGATTATTCAATCATCGTACAGATGATATACACAAAGCAAACATAAGGACTAACCCACAGCCATTTGTCGGTTCTGCCCGATATGGCTTAAAACCTTTATGATATGGATAAAGAACTATTTAAAGATAAGAATCCATTGCTTCGCAGACAAATGTTGGAAGACAATTGCGCAGCAGTTGAAAGAATTACCTATACTTCTCCTTTCAGCGAGGAAGAAATGGGTGAACGGAAAACGGAGTTGGCAAATATTGACCTTGACATGGCCGCACTGGAAGAAGAAAAGAAAGCTTTCATGCAAGCATACAAGGACAAACTGAAACCTAAAAAGGAACGTAAAAAAACGTTGCTTACCGATATAAAGCGTGGTTATGAGGAAATTACGGATGAATGCTTTAAGTTCATGGAACGTAGCACTCGTACCACTGGATATTACAACGGTAATGGTGACTTGGTTAAAGAACGTCCGATGGAAGCACAAGAGATGCAAAAAACTGTATTCGAGGACATTGAATCTACTGGTACGGAGGGATAAGCCATGAGAAAAGAAGAACTTATCAAGCAAGTAGCCGAATCAACCGGTATCGCTATTTGTGAAGTCCGAACTGTCATAGAGGCAGCACTAAAAGAGACCGTGAATGCAGTAGCTAATGGAAAGACTCTTTATATCAGAGGTTTTGGCACACTGTCACCCAAACACTATAAACGAAAAGTAGCTCGTAACATACACAAAAACGAGACTATTGTCATAGCGGAGCATTATACTCCACATTTCAAACCTGCCAAATCATTTAAAAATAAAACTAAAAATTTGTAGAACAGCATGGAAAACGAAAAGATGCAAGTGAACTTTGCTCCAGGTATGACCGAAGCAACACTTAGGGTTATTGAACTTCACGAAGAAAATGAGTTACCGGTACTGGAGCCTGATAAGGTAGAATTAGCCGGAACAATTGGAAGTGTTCATGAATTTCTCTTGAAAAGAATCTCTGAAAAAGAACAGATCAATCAGAAACGTTGCTATATTCTTGTTGATCGGGAGAAAATGACACTTAAACTTGTCACCAATGAAACTGACAGTAGGAATAAAGCTACTGTAAGAGGTGAGTTGAAATACTATCCCAAGTTTCTTGAATTTGGTATTAACACAAGCAAGACATGGGAACCGGTGCAGCTTTCAAAGTTCTTCAAAATGAATCGTGCCTTCTTCAAGGATGCACAATACAACATGGAACTGGTAACAGTCTTGAAGAACTTCAAAGCCAGCATTGACTCAAAAGTGGAAAACTCCCGACAAGACAACGGTAGTCGCACTGACAATTACAGCCAAGTTGTCAACTCCAATCTTCCGGCCTCATTCAATCTTATTGTCCCGATTTTCAAAGGTCGCCCTGCAGAAGAGATTGAAGTGGAAATCATTGCAGATGTGGACGGGCGTAATATTCGATTGTCCCTTTGCTCCCCTGGTGCAGAAGTGATAGTGGAAGAGGAACGCAACAAGGCCATTGACGAGCAATTATTGTTGATCCGTAAATTGGCACCGGATATTGCCATTATCGAACAATAACAATGAAGACTGTAAAGAAATACTGGAAGCCGGTACTTGTCGTATCGGCTTTCTTCATTGGCAACCGCGTATTCAATCACATAAATGCGTGGTTGGGAATTTCAATAATTATGCTGACAGTAGCATTTATAGTTTATAATATCATTAAAAAAAAGTAGAAAATGAAAAGAAAGATTGATTTTTTGATTGTGGCACTATTTGCCGTTGTTTTGTTTGCTTCATGCGAAAGAGTTGCTCCCAATTATGCCGGTGTCCTTATGGAGAACTACGGCAAACAAGGGAAAGAAGATTTTAAAATCGTTGCCGGTAAGGTATCTACATGGGAATTAGGCACAGAGCTTTTTCAAGTTCCGCTATTCGATCAGCGCGGAGAATTTTCTGATCCAGTCACACTAAAGGCAGCCGACAATACAGAGTTTACAGCCCGGCCAACTTACTCTTATAAAGTAATGAAAAACAGGGCTATTGATATTGTATTTGATAACAAGCATATTGATAAGGCTGACACCCCATCGGGAAAAGATGGCTTTATGCAATCATTAGAAGATAATATTTTGGAGCCACGTATATATGATCTTATCAAAGAAGAAAGTCGCAAACATAAAACAGACAGTCTGATGGCTGACGGTGGTTCATTGGTATTTGAAAAGAGACTGGAACAGATCGTTGATAAAGAATTTGAGAAACGGGGATTGCAGTTGTTGACCTTCTCCGCACAATTGGAATTTTCAAGAGCTGTCCGCGATAAAATAGATAGCCGTAACGAGGTAAACACTAATATTTCGGTACTTGATCAGAAGATTGAAGAACAAAAGAAGCAAAACGAACTGGAGCAACTAAAAACAGAACAAGCTTTAATTGCGTCCCGTGGACTCACCCGTGAGATTTTATATAAACAATTTATAGACAAGTGGGACGGGAAGACACCTCTATATGGCATTGCTCCTGAATTTTTAAAAATGACAAAATAATATGCTGACATTTCAACAAAGAAGAGATACAATATTGTCTCAATTTGCACAAGCAAAAGCCGATTTGGAAACACTTAATAGTGATATTGATGCAGAAATCGAAAAGAATAAATCTGTTATTTCTACACTAACTTCTAAAAATACAGAATTGGCCTCTTTAAAAAGTAATAATGAAGGCTCAATCAAGACTTTTGCTAAATTCCTAAAATAATAATTATCAACCCGATTAATAATCAGCTTCTCCCGGTGTGGCTTGACCGCCTATCCGGGAACTATCATGCCTCACCTTTTTTCTTCTCTTTGCAAGTCGAGTCGAGTACGCTGCATACGCTCCACGACGGTAGATACTACAAAGAGTCTTTTTGTTCATGTAAAATGCCTCTATTGTAGAGGCAAACGGATAAGTGGCGAAATCGGAAGACGCTTAGTTTCTGTGGTAAAAATGCACGAATAGCATCACGAGTCAGGTAATATGCTATTAACACTTGACATACGTACAAACGGAAGCAGAAACGAAAATCCTGATTGCAACAGTTCCCGGTTCGAGTCCGGGCTTATCCACATAAATCAATCATTATGAAAGTTGAAATCCCCGACTATTTCCTAAAATCCTTTATCCGACATTTTGAAAGGATAACCGAGAATTGTAAAGCTTCACCTTCTGACATCAAGACCAGTGAAGCACTAAGGCTTGGAAAGAAAGATGTAATTAAGCTCAAAAGATTTATAAACAAAAAAGTATAATTTATGAAACGAAGGATCATAGGTATAGATGTTGGCAAAAACGGTGGAATTGTAGTGTACGACACCGAGAATAACAAATTATTGGAGTGTATCAAAATGCCACCAACTCCCAAAGACTTATTAGATTTTCTCTCCATATACAAAGAAAATAGCGTTTGTTATTTGGAACGAGTGAATGGCATGACCGGACAAAGTGCTTCTGCCTCTTTTGTTTTTGGAGAAGGTTACGGACAGCTGACTATGGGATTGATAGCTTGTGGGATTCCGACAGTAACAGTATCTCCACAAACTTGGCAAAAAACTATAGGATTACGAAATACAGACAAATTGGGTAAGACAGAATGGAAAAACATCTTAAAGAAGAAAGCCCAACAGCTGTTCCCGTATGCAAAAGTTACATTGGCAACTTCGGATGCTTTACTAATATGTGAATATGGTAGAATTAAAGAAAAGGAATAATGGAAAAATTAAAAAAATGTAGCAAATGTGGCCGGGAACTTCCGGTCAGTGAGTTTTGGAAAAATGCTTCAACCGAAGATGGATTGCAGACATATTGTAAAGAGTGCGGTAATGTTTATGCCAGAAACCGTAAGAAAACTCCGGGAGGGGGGGGAATTTGAAGAAAATATATTCCAATCCTGAATTGGCAAAATTTTCTCCACGGGAACTTATCGCAGAATTGAAAGCACGTGGATATACCGGAGAATTGAAATACACCCAAACAATATCATTATAAATGGAAAAGTTACGTCTATTGGTTACAACCAAATGTCCGAACAAATGTCCTATGTGTTGCAACAACTCATGGGATTTTTCAAAATTACCAGTTGTTGAGCACTTTAATTACAAAGAGATCATGATAACTGGTGGAGAACCACTTTTGTTTCCTGAAAAACTGGCAAATTTGGCTGAAAGTATCAAAACCGTTCAAAAATTGGCCTATGGCAATAAAGGAAAATTATTTCTATATACGGCACTGGCTGATATGCTCCCCAATTATATCAGATACTTCGATGGAGTTGTTTACACTCCACATTCTGTTAATGATATTCATAGTTTATTGGAGGCCAATAATTTTTTGTTGGATTACAAAGATGAACTTATGGAAAGTAAATCTCTTCGGCTCAATCTTTTTCCTGATATTAAAAAGCATATTCCTGACAACACAGACCTTTCGTTATGGAAAGTAAAAGATATGCAATGGATCAAAGATTGCCCGGTTCCGGCTGATGAAGAGTTCAAAAGAGTAGCTGAATTATGGGAGGTGGAATGATGAAAGATGTAATTACCCCCCCCATACACAACATCTCTATCCTTATCGCTGGTCTTTAGAAGATGCTGTTTTTACTAAAGATAAAGGAAAGGTATTTTCTTGTTTTGCATGTGGCGGTGGCTCTACTATGGGTTACAAAATAGCAGGTTACGATGTTATTGGCTGTAATGAGATTGATCCACGAATGATGAAATGCTATGAAACAAACCATCATCCCCAGTATAGTTATTTGGAAGATATTCGTGATTTAGTGAAAAGGAATAATCTTCCCGAGGAACTGTACCATTTAGATATATTGGACGGATCACCACCTTGCAGTACATTTAGCATGTCGGGATTACGTGAAGATGCGTGGGGTAAAGAAAAGAAATTCAAGGAAGGTCAAAAGACACAAGTTTTAGACACGCTCTTTTTTGATTTTATTGCACTTGCCAAACGCTTAAAACCTAAAGTCGTTATTGCTGAAAATGTGAAAGGACTTCTTTTAGGGAATGCGATTGATTATGTCAGACGTATATACAAAGACTTTGAGGAAGCTGGTTATTATTGTCAGCATTTTCTTCTTGATGCTTCTAAAATGGGAGTACCTCAAAAAAGAGAACGTGTATTCTTTATATGTATCAGACATGATTTGGGAGCCCATTTCCTAAAAGTTTCAGACCTCTTCAATGTTGAGCCATACATCGACATGGAATTTAATGAATCGGAAATATATTATGGGGAATATGCGGATTACAAGGGAAAGCCTATTGGCGTAAAAATGAGAAAGTTATTTGAGCAGAGAGTGGCAGGAGATATTGCTTTGGCAGAGGCCTATAAGAAACAAACTGGAAAACGAGGCTTTTTTAATCAACAATATCTATATGAGAACAAAGTAAGCTACACCCTAACAACTCATGCAGACTCAATTATTCCTTTTAAGCAGCCTATATATTTATCACGGTCAGAAGTATGTAATATATCCACATTTCCACAAGATTATCATTTCCTCAACCAATCCCCACATTATATCTGTGGAATGAGTGTACCACCCGTTATGATGGCACAAGTAGCCTCACGAGTATGGAAATATTGGTTATCTAAATTATAAATCAAATGAAATCAGAAGAATTAGCAGCCCAATGGTGTCGGGATCATCCCGATGCAACATTGGAACAAGCATTCATGGCCGGATTAGGCCATAAGATGAATATGAATAAGGATTCTCTTTCTGCAAGGAAAGACAAATTCAGAAGTGAAGTCCTCATGTATAGAGGAAAATATCCTGATGATATGTTGAAGGACTTTTTTGAGTATTGGACTGAATGCGGAGGCCGGAAAATGCGCTTTGAGAAGGAACGTACATTTGAAGTTTCCAAACGTTTAGTCAGATGGTCTAATAATGATTTTAACAAGTATGGGAAACAACTTAATTCAAGTCAACAGCAATCTCCCGGCAACCGAAAAGAAAGCGTTGAAAGACTTGCTGACCTTGCAAGCGGAGTATTACAAGGGATTGCACGTAAGTTCGATTAAAGAAGCTGTTCTCAACACTCCTAACCTACCACTCTCCGTTATAAGAAAAGAAATCACATTGGCTGGCGCAAGAGCCATACTGGTAATTGCGATTAACGAGCTTGTGTCTTTTTTCAATGTCGGAAAAACGATGAATGATGTTCAAGTGGCACTTACCGCTGATCTAATAATAGACAGATTCTATTATCTCAAATTGGAGGAAATCAAATTGTGTTTCCGTAATGCTATGGCTTCCGGTAAGATTTACGATAGGCTGGACGGTAATATCATTCTCGGCTGGTTAAATGAATACGATGCACAGCGTGATGAAATTGTTTCTTCTCTTTCAATTAATGAAGCCCATGAACAAAATAATAACAGCACTGGAATGTTCTACGGAGAATATATCAAACATCTAACTGAAAGATCGGAAAATGGAGATGAAGAGGCCAAAGAATTATTGGAATCCCATCAATCATTCATACAAAGGATGAAATCAAATGATAAAGAAGCCGCTTTCAAAAAATGGAAAGAAGAATATTATGGAAGAACTAAGAGACAAACTACTTGACTGGGCGAAACAATTTGAAACACCTGATTTTATAAAAGATGATCCTATATTTTTTCCACATAAGTACAATGATAAAAAGGACATAGAAATCAGTGCCTTTCTTACCTCATGGATAGCTTTCGGGAATCGCAAACTGATAATGCAGCAAGCAGAAATTTTGGATAATCTAATGGGTAATTCTCCTTATGACTTCATTATGAACAAAGTATGGGAACAATACAAAGAAAATACAAATACCTTCTACCGTATGTTCACCTACCATGACTTCTTCTGCATTTGCCAGCGGTTGTACAACATATATCAGGAATGGGATGATTTGGAAGTATTTTATGAGGGTTACAACAATGTTATCCGTGAAATACAAACAGATTTTGGTGGCGTAAAAGGTATTCCAAAATTGGAGCGTGATTCTCCATGCAAGCGTATTTGTCTGTTTCTACGGTGGGTAGTACGAAAATCGCCGGTGGATTTAGGTATTTGGACTATTATTCATCCAACAGAATTATACATACCATTGGATGCGCATGTTGCAAAAATGGCACATCAGCTTGGGATAACAACACGCAAAACAGAGGACTGGAAAATGGTTCAACAAGTAACCAATTACATGAAAACAATTTTCCCGGATGATCCGTGCCGGGGAGATTTTGCATTATTCGGATATAGTATTAACAATAAATAATTTACATTATGTCAGAACTTAAAATCACACAAGAAAAGGTAACAGCCGCTTTTAGTGAAGCAAACGACTGTCCTAAAGCAATTAGTATTCTAACAGCCCTATTCGGAAAGCAAAAGCCGGATTATACAGATTATCACAATATTAAAACCTACGAAGATGCTTGTGAAGCAATAGGTGTAAAACCCATTGTTCGCCTACTTGTTGAAGATGAAGACGGACACAAAGAAGAAGTGGCTGATATTGCACACCTCGCCTACATCAAACTATGCACTATTGCCCGTGCGTTAAACAACGATCCTGATTTTCCACGATTTACTAAAGATGAATACCGTTATACGCCGTGGTTTTATCTTTATAATCAAAAAGAAATTGATGAAATGGACGAAGAGGATCGTAATCGGCTGGTTCTTTGGGGCGGTCGTGCGTCTTACGGTGCGACTTGCGGCCTCGCTTATGCGGACTCGCTTAACGCTTGGTCGTCCTCGGCTGCGGGGGTCGGCTCTCGCCTTGCTGTAAAATCAAGTGAAATCGCAATTTACTTTGGAGAACAATTCAAAGAATTGTGGAAAGACTTTCTGATTGGAAAAAAGTAATCACACTGGGGAGGCCGCATCAAAGCGGCCTTTTCCATACCTTTTAAATCTATGACTCCAAAAGATTTTTTCGACAAAGTGGTGGAAATGCGCCGTTGCCAAAAAGAATATTTAAAAAATAAGAGACAGATAGATTTACGAATAAGTAAACAAATTGAGCGTGAAGTAGATGAAGAAATTGAACGTGTTCAAAAAATCCTTCACGACAAACAGAATCCGCAACTCTTTTAGACTATGGTTAATATGAAAATCCTTGACCTGCCATTAAAAGCAAAATGGTATGAAATGATCGAATCCGGAAATAAGAAAGAAGAATACAGAGAGATCAAGAAATACTGGATCGGAAGATTAGCAAAATGTGGAGGTCGCAATTCCTATGAAAAGACTGGTTTCTATTGTAAGAAAGCTATTTGTTTTTCTTGTATTACACGTGGAAACGGCTTTCACCCCAAAGAATACACTCATGTTCGCTTCCGTTTTGGCTACACCAAACGGACAATGCTTTTTGAACTTGAATCTATAACCATCGGAGTTGGTAACACCAATTGGGGAGCACCGGATAACGAATGTGTATTTATACTTAAACTGGGAAAATGTATCAAAAAAAATGAAAGTAAGGACTCAACAGAATTTCAACCGAAAAACTTATGAAACAGTATTCGGTATCAGCATCATGCCTGACGGTGGTAGAAGATATTGCAAATATCCAATAGGCCACCAAGAATACAAAGACTATACCCAAGCATACCAAGCTATGAAAGATGTACAAAAGATATTGGATAATGGAGGCCGATTAGTGTATTCTCCCAAAGGTAGTGCCGGGATTAATAAAAATGAATATGTAAAAATTGAAATGGCATAAAAATGAAAATATTAGTAAGTTTTTCAGGTGGTAAGGATTCACAAGCATGTTTAATCCAAGCCTTCAAACAATATGGGGGGGGGGAATTTAACCGCTGTGTTTTGTGACACCGGTTGGGAACACCCTGACACATATAAACATGTGAATGATGTTTGTCTGCAAATGGGTGTAAGACTTATAACTCTCAAATCAAAATATGATTTTGTGTCTTTGGCAGCTCATAAGAAAAGATTTCCTTCCACGAATGCACGATTTTGTACCAGTGAACTAAAAATGAAGCCAATGATTGATTATGTACTTTCTTTGAAAGAAAGCTGCATTATCATACAAGGTATCAGAGCCGGAGAAAGTACAGCACGTGCGGCAATGGAAGAGGAATGTATGTACTTCAAATCGTATTTTCAACCTAATAAGAAAGGAAGAACTGAAAACTACCGAAGTAAGGATGTCAAAGAATGGTGTTCCCAATATGACGCTTCTGTTTTAAGACCGATCTTCAAATGGAGTGCACAGCAAGTTATAGATTGCATACTGGATGCAGGGCAGAAACCGAATCCATTGTATTATCGTGGATTCTCACGTGTTGGATGTTTCCCGTGTATCATGTGTCGGCACAAAGAAATCGAACTCATAGCCAAAAATGATCCTAAAATGTGCCAACGCCTAATTCAAGCAGAGAAAAGCGTAGGACATTCCTTCTTTCCTCCATTATACATACCTCAAAGATTCTGTAAAAACAAACAATATCCTTATGTAGAGGAAGTTTTGGAGTACGTTAAAGAACATACCCCTGATATGTTCGAGCCGGAAGGTGGATATGCCTGCATGAGTCTGTTTCATGGACTATGCGAGTAAATAAAAATGGAATGAACATTATGATACGAGATCCTTACTATTTGGCGAAAACGGTCTTAGGTTCATACAACTTGTTTATCCTCAAAGATCCTTTCGGATCTTGGCATTATTCGTGTGTTGGTACATTCAATACTAAAGATGAAGCTATAGATTATTATCATAAGTTGAAAGAAGAAGAGAAAATGATTTCAAGAATGCACATGAAATTAATAATAACAGAATAGAAAGGATATAAATAATGCCGATAAGCGAAGTATATAACATGGACTGTATGGAATACATGAAGGGGATTCCTGATAAGTTCTTTGATTTAGCGATAGTCGATCCCCAGTATGGCATAGACATAATGCACAAAGGTGGGATGCCGAAGCATTTAGGCTTTAAACAATATAAAAGAAAGGATTGGGATAAGTCCCCCCCCCGGAAAGAAATATTTTGAGGAACTATTCAGGGTATCGAAGAATCAAATAATTTTTGGTGGTAACTACTTTACTACCTATCTTCCTCCCAAAATGGGTTGGATTGTTTGGGATAAAGGACAACATGGATTAACTATGTCTGACGGTGAATTGGCATGGAGTAGTTTTGACAAGGCTCTTCGGATCATAACTCTAAACCGGTGTACAATTGGAGAACGAGGTGGAAATATCCATCGTTGTCAGAAGCCAGTGAAATTATATGCTGAAATATTAAGAAAAAACGCCAAAGAGGGAGACAAAATTTTTGATAGTCATTTAGGTTCAGGAAGCAGCAGAATAGCTGCTTATGGACTTGGATTCGATTTCTATGCAACTGAAATAGATGAAGAATACTTTGAAGCACAAGAAGAACGTTTTCACCGGGAATGTTTTGGGGAGATAAAAACAGAGAGAGGAAGGTTGGTTCAAACTAATTTATTTGATAAATAGATATGAAACAGACATTAGAAGAAGCCGTAAATGAAATTGGAGGCGTACATCCTGACTGGGATAAAATAACTTGTTTTAGAATAGGATTCAAAGAAGGAGCCAGATGGCAGACAAAACAACCTCCGTGGGTATCAGTGAAAGAACGGTTACCGGATGAAAATGAAGACATCATCATTCTATGTAAACATGGTGCGATTTTTAACGGTACATATAGCAACAATGTATGGTTCTGCATGGATGGTTATATCTATGACACGTACAAAGGTAACCCAATTTACTCTTCAATGAGCAGCATACCTCCGTCATGGGAACCGATAGCATGGATGCCAAAACCTAAATTTGAAGAATAATGAATATTGGAATTTTAGCCGTTGATAGCAATTTCCCCAATTTAGCACTTATGAAGATCAGTGCTTACCACAAAGCAAGAGGCGATCAAGTGGAATGGTATAATCCACTATGTAAATATGATAAAGTATATGTAGCTAAAGTTTTCACTTTCACACCCGACTATAACTATTATATCAATGCTAACCAAATAGAAAAAGGTGGTACCGGATATGATATTGAAAAAGTTCTTCCAGTTGAGGTTGATCGTCTTCAACCTGATTACTCGATCTACAATATTGACTCCAATTTGTCCTATGGATTTCTGACACGTGGGTGTCCCAATCGGTGTAAATGGTGTGTTGTTCCTAAAAAAGAAGGAAAAATTTCACCTTATATGGATATTGAGGAAATAACAGCCGGACGGAAGAAAGCTATCCTTATGGATAATAATATACTGGCCTCAAACTATGGCTTGCAGCAAATAGAGAAAATCATCAAACTGGGTATCAAAGTGGATTTTAATCAAGGACTGGATGCTCGTTTAATCACGGATGAAATCGCTCGGCTACTTGCAAAAGTAAAATGGATTAAACGTATTCGCTTTGGATGCGATACACCGGGACAGATTGCAGAAGTTGAACGTGCTTCCGCTTTAATAGACAAGTATGGATATAAAGGGGAATATTTCTTGTATTGCATCCTTATGGACTTTGAAGAATCGTTTGCGCGCGTCAACTACTGGAAATCTAAAAGCCGCCGTTTTCTTCCACATTGTCAACCCTTTCGTGATCTGAACAATCCACACCAAATTATTCCACAGTGGCAGAAAGACATGGCACATTGGGCTGATAGGAAGGAAATATACATGAGTTGCGACTTCAAAGACTTTTCACCAAGAAAAGTTTTTTTATGTAAGGAATACTTTAAAATATTGTGAGATGAAATTAAACAAAAAGACAGAGCGACTTATTAAACGTAGAGCCGCTGAATTTAAAAAATTATATGAAACTCCTAATCCCGAAGTAGATAAAATTATTTCTGAATTGAGAGCAGAAGCAACGAAACGTCCACAGAACATGAGTAAGGAAGAAGAAATTGCTTATATTCTGAAAAAGGCTGATGAAAATTGCGATCATATAGAAATTCGTAAAATCCTAAATGTAAGTAATACATGAATACATCTTTTGAACGATCTGCAAACGCTTCCGATGAATGGTACACACCACGAGAAATCATTGAAGCATTAGGTGAATTTGACCTTGATCCATGTGCTCCCATGCACCCTCTTTGGCCTACCGCAAAAATCATGTACAACAAGCAGGACAATGGTCTTATACAAAATTGGGGGGGGCGAATTTGGCTTAACCCTCCGTACTCCAAACCGCTTATATGGCAGTTTGTAGAGAAATTGGCAGAACACGGCAACGGTATAGCACTACTTTTTAACCGGTGTGACAGCAATAAGTTTCAAGACATCATCTTCACGAAAGCAACCGGTATGATGTTTTTGAGGAATCGAATAAAATTCTTCCGTCCCGATGGAACACGTGGGGACAGCCCCGGTTGCGGTAGTGTTCTTATTGCATTTGGCCGGGAAAATGCCGAAATTTTAAGGAACTGCTCTTTACAAGGCAAATATGTTGAACTTAACAATGATAAATGATGAAAGTCTTATATTTACTCATGCTCATTGCCGGTCTTCTGTGGATCGGTGATTTCTCTATCACCTTAAAACCCTTTTCTGTATCTTTACCATGCTGGTATAAATCCGTTGGCATACTTCTATTTTGGCTGTCAATGACTATATATGTTTTAGGTGAGCATACCAAAGGCTATAAAGAAGGATTTGATACTGGAATTAAACAGTGCATTAAGATACTTGATAGAAATTGCCACTCTAAAGAAATAAATAATGATGAAACAGTACAGAATCAATAAAACGACTACCTTCGTAGAAGATAATTGCAGCGGAAACAGAGAGAAATACCTCCTTCTTGATTACAAAGTACAAGTTAAATTTGCAGGGATTTGGATAACAGTCAAGTCCTTTCATGATGAAGATGAAGAATACGCAAAGAACTGTGCGAATGAACTTCTTGAAAAACTTAACGAAAAGATTTGATTATGATTGAATTACAAGGAAAATTCGGCAAAGATTGTAAAATATTTACAAATGCAATAGAAAATGAAGCTATTGGAACGATACAAAACATTTTGAACAATCCGGTTACGACTGGTGTTCCGGTTCGTATTATGCCTGATACCCATCAGGGAGTAGATATAGTGATTGGATTCACCATGCCAGTTACAGATCGTGTCAACCCCAATCATATCGGAGTGGATATTGGTTGTGGAATGTTGTGTGTAGAAATTGAAAATGCAATAACAGAAGAGTCTTTCCCGGACATTAATCATGCAATCCGTTCCATCATACCTATGGGATTTGAGATTAACCAACAACCCTTATCCAAACAAGAAAAGGAAGATTTGTTTACCTTCTTATCTATCAGAATGGATCAGTTCTGCTCTAAATACCAACTAACCAAACCAGTTATTAATGAAGAATATGTATCACAACTTTGTAAGAAGGTGGGGATAAATGAAGGCACATTCTACAACTCTTTAGGTACATTGGGAGGTGGAAACCACTTTATAGAACTGGGGCGTGCCGAGTCAACCAATAATATATTTCTTACAATACATACCGGATCGCGCAACTTTGGTGTGAAGGTCTGTAAATACCATGCAGAAATAGCAAAATTTGATAAAAAGGCTTTTTCTAATGAAATTCAACGCTTGAAGTCCACTGTTGAGCCACAATTCATGCAAACTGAAATACTACGTTTGAAGGAAAAATTTGCCGAATATTCCGGGTATCTCACAAATGAAGCAATGCTCCACTATTTATGTGACATGGTGATCGCACAAGGATATGCCGCATTCAACCGCAAGTTGATTATACAGCGTATAATCAGAACTTTGAGCTGGAACGCTACAATATCCGTTGAGACAGTCCATAACTATATCAGCTTTGATGATATGATAATCCGTAAAGGGGCTATTGCCGCATACGCCAATGATTACGTTGTGATTCCTATGAATATGGCAGACGGTATTCTTCTTTGTCGTGGTAAGGGAAACAAAGACTGGAACTATTCTGCACCACATGGTGCAGGACGCTTATACTCCCGTTCCGAAGCTAAAGAAAGATTATCAATGGACGCATTCAAAACCCAAATGAGCAAAGTGTATTCCACTTCCGTATGTGAAGGGACATTGGATGAAAGTCCTATGGCATACAAAAATGTTCAGGAAATAAAAGAGCTTATAGAACCTACGGTAGAAATTATTGATACAATTGTGCCACTAATCAATATCAAAGCTGTATGATAGAAAAGACAGACTTCCCATATACTCTTGGCGGCTATGTTGAACAGCAAAATTATAAAGGTTTCGACATAGCCGTTTCCATTCGTAGATACAAAGGAATATCAGCTTATGTCATTTCCTCGGAGAAAAGGCTGATCCGTGAAGAATCTGCCACCTTTGCCGACAAAGAAGACATGTTCCGTTGGGGACGAGAAGCGGTTGACCGATATTTGGAACAGCAAGAACGTAGAAAAGAAGAAAATACGATCAAACGGGCAGACTATTATAAGAAGAAAGCTCGTGTGGCAGCATTGAAAGCCTTTAATGCCGCTATGTATTTCTCTGATATAAAGGACGGACTTTATGATAAGGCAAAAGGATTTTTTGAGTATGAACTGGATAAGGAACATGGAAAGATCAAATGAAAACACTTGATATTATACAAGGCTTTTGCGATCATGTTTTTCGTGATAAAAAAGGAAACCGCATCTTTCCCAATATTTTTGTCGGGAAATGGGAAGCTGACTTATTGGAAGTTACCCGGTCACGCCTGACTTATGAATATGAAGTAAAAGTAAGCAGATGTGATTTCCATAAGGATAAAAAGAAAAGTGATAAATATGGCAAGAACAAGTTTGATGTTGTCACTTCCGGCCAACGTACCAATTATTTTTATTATATAGTACCAAAAAGTTTGATAAAGCCCGATGAAGTCCCTGATTTTGCCGGGCTTATTTATGCTTATGAAGGATCAGTGCAATGTTATTCTCTTGAAAAGGGAAGGTATGCGGTAAAGAGAATTTTCTTTGAGGTAGTCAAGCCTGCCCAAAAAGTTTCTGACATGAAAGCGGATGATAATTTCATTCGTAAACTCGACTTATCCATGTACTATCGCTATCACCAAATGAGAAGAGATAATTACAAAAATAAGGAATAATATGGAATTAAGATTAGACCCTGAAATACCGGTCACACGGGTTGTCAACGGACATAATGTTTTCAATAAAGGCTATCACCACGGATTAAGAGGAAAAACCTATGAAGAATACTATGGCAAAGAGAGAGCTGTTGAAATAAGAAAAAGACACAGCGAGGCTTTGAAAGGACATAGATATTGGTCTAATGGAAACGCCCATGCCTTTGCGTGTATCGCAATCACTCCCGAAGGCAAATGGTATAGATTCGATTCAATAACCCAAGCCGCCCAAAAGCTAAATCTGAATTATGCCACAGTTCGCCGGTATATAAAACGAAAAATCAAGCCCCAAAATGGCTGGCAATGGTTTTTGGAGAAAGATAATAACTGGATAAAACATATTGATAATGGGAAAATTGAATGAGATCGCGCAGAAAGCTTATGAATGTGCCGTAAGACGTGGAAAGATTGATCCCGACAATGATAGCAACAACAATCTTCACCGCGATCTGCTTGAAGAAGTTGCCGAAGTCTTTGAGTGTACGGGTGAGAAATCTCCACATATTAAAGAGTATTTAGATGTAGAAGAAGAACTGGCAGATGTAATCATTGTTGCCCTAAGTACACTACATCATTTCAAATGTGACATTGATTCACTCATTGAAGCCAAAATGAATTATAATAAAAACAGAATGGATTGATATAGGAACCGGACAATTAATAAAGTTGATTGTTGAGACGTTTGTCCTTATCTTTGCACTACCATGTGTCTATAAAGATTTCATGAACTTATGGAAAGAAAAATAGGTGATATAAAAGACAAGAAGTTAAAAGCTGAAAATATCACACTGGCAGCAATATATAACATATTGTTCACCAATGACATAGTTTGTTCCTTAATTGTAGAAATGTTAAGTGAATTACGTAAATCAAGGCTTTGTCGTTTCCGCGTAAAGCAGCAAGGAAATAAACTGGAACAGTTGATGCTTCAATATGAAAAGAAAATCAATAAAATAGCTGGACACCGGGCTTTTTTCATGGCTGATGCTAACCAGTATATTGCAGATGAAGTACAACCTGATCTGCTTAAAATGGAATACTCCATTAAACTGGAATTTGACAAATGCCGGATTGAAAACAGTGCCTTACTTGCCAAAGTAGAACTTACAAGATGTATGGCAGAGCTTGCTTGTCTATCCCTTGACAAACGGATAGAAGAAGTCCGTCCATACAACAAAGAAGTAACCGGAATAACATATCTCCGGCTCACTGACACACTTAAAGTATTGGACGAACTTTCTGATATTTTATATAAGGGAGGGTATTGTGACCTCAATCAAAGTGATAATTGCAAAAGGGGGATGGCTATCATACAACGAAAACTTACTGATTGTGATATTATCAGCCGCGCAATCAATGAGTCAGACAAGTTAAATCCGGCTGGGGATGATGAATAAAAATGGCAAAATATCGTATAGGAATATCCGAGAATCTATTAGGAGACAAACGCTATCAGTGTCAGATTAAAAGATTTGGCATTTGGTGGAATGATGAAAGTTTCAGCACTAAAGAAAGAATGTTAGATTATGCCCGTAAACTTGAAAAGGCCGGGCATATAGTGTTTAACTATTTATAAGCGAACAATGAAATTAGAAGGAAAAATTATTGTGGCACAACCGATACAATCGGGTGTCTCAAAAAATGGTAACAACTGGCAAAGACAAGATTTCGTTTTGGAAATTCCCGGCCAATACCCTAAAAAAGTCGCTTTTTCAGTAATGAATAGCAATATTCAGAATTTTGGATTAGCAGTCGGGCAAGACGTTGATATTGAAATAGATATTAATGCGAATGAATGGCAAGGAAAATGGTTTAACTCCATTACTTGCTGGAAAGCAACACTCCGTAATCCAGGACAGCCTACCGCAGCGCAACAGCCCCAAACTTATTATCAGGGGGCATCATCCACCGCGGCACCCGTACAAACTGCCATACCTCAACCGCCAGTGGATTTTGGGGAACAAAAAGACGATTTGCCTTTCTAAAGAAAAAGGAGAAGGGAGCATTTCGGCTCCCTTCTTATTAATTAATGTTCCACCTTTACAATTTCATTATAAACGATTTTGCTTCGTGGGTTATGATTGACTATCGTTTGTTTATACCCCTTTGTCCCCCATCTCCACCATAGGAACCTGTGTTTATATATCCGGCTTATCGCACTTGAAAGACTGTCTCTCACTTCATAAGTAAATGTGCTGTCAGGAATATTTGCATAAAAATCCACCCATTTATCTGAATAATTGAAACAGCTGTCTTTCAGAACAAATACAATACTGTCTTTAGTGACAACTTTTGTGGTTGTGATATATTCGACTTCTTTTGGACGCAGATTCAATTCTTTTATTAGTTTTGCATCCGCACTCCGCAGCTCTTTCAATTCTTCTATGTTAAGCCGTAAAACATGGTTTTCAACCACATTTAGACTATCCCTAATCTTATATTCTTCAAGCCCAGTACAGAGACTTTTCATATTATCTGAAAGTCGGGCACTTTCCTTCTTCTCTTCCTGCCACAACCGGTACATCAAAAAGGTTGCCGCAAGGAGTAACACAAAGATTACTCCTATACCTATCTTCAATCTCATAATCAATCTGTATATACATTTTTACCAACTTCCGCAATAACTACCCATGCACCATTACAGAAACCATATATCTTACTGTCATTCTCCGGCATTTCAGGTATTGTATTAAGTTTTGTTTCATTGGCAGTGGCTTTACTAAGAGCTGTTTGAGCTGTACTTTTTGCAGCATCAGCCGTTGTTTGTGCGGTCACGGCCTTTCCATCAGTAACAGCCAACATTCCAGTCAGAGTTTTTTCATTGGTTACTCCTGCAAGGAAGGTTTCAATTTCATTGAAGGTGTCAATGGCCGTAGTCGCATCAACAGTACCAACCAATTCATCCAAAGCGGTCTTCACCGCATTTATGGACTGTTCCAGTTGGGACTCTGCCAGTTGAGCACGTCCGCTTTCTGCTAAAATATCCGATTTGCTCGCACTGCTGCTACCATCAGAACTTTCCAAAAATGAAGATGAAATAGGAAGTTCATTACATCCTACCATAACATATTGTCCGGCTATCAACCCGTCGACATTCATATCACAGAACTCTCCAACCCCAAGTGCTGTTTTGTAAGGTACATAATCCTTTCCATTAGAACTTTTGTACACAACAACTCTGTTGTTTGCTGCATCTCCAAAATTGATGCTAATAGCAAATTTCCCAGTAGATAACTGTATAGGTTGGCTTTCGTACCAATCCTCTTCTTTAAGAGTAAAATTCAAGTTTGCCATATCTTCTATGTGTTTATATGTTTGTTTCCTATATCAACTCCCAACCTTTCCTTACCTCATCCATGTTTGCAGGAACACCATTCTCAACATAACTCATTGCAGCCACCACCGCAATAAGTTGTTCCCGGTTGTTTCTGTTCAGAATTGTATGACGAGATATGCCTGAACGCTTTTCGACTGTGGCAATATACACTTCAGTATTGTTCTCACATGGCGGTGCCCATCGCATAATAACATCTTCAAGTTCATTGGCCGTGCCGTCTTTGTCAGTATCATACTTATTAAGAATATAAGTTTGAAGAGTTTTAAAAGCAGCACGATAACCGTATGCCATAGTTTTAAACTGAAAGAAACTTTTATCTGTCTGTGTTGCAGACAACCCCTGCCATTTCGTATTATTTCTCCGTATATTTAACGGATTATTATTCCGTAGTCCCCGTGTCATTTTTATCCTCCTTTTCTTTTTGTGTTTCAAACAATATTTGTGCGGCCAGTCGTGCTATATCGTCCTTATTCTCAATGATTATACTCATGGTCTTTTCCGCTTTCCGAAGCTCGGCCTTTTCCCATGATTTCTCACGTACCGATTTGAACTCACAGAAAACGCAATAAACCGCCCATAACATAGCGAATACTGGAAATGGAATGACGATGCAACATATAAGGTCAATCATAACCAGTGCCAGAAACGGATTAAAATATTTCTTCGCTTTTGTCGCTGTCATTTTGTACTTCTTCGAGGTACGAAGTTCCCCACGCTGTTTGGCCTTCTGAATCCCCGAAATAAAATCTATCCCCATTGCGATTATGATAGCTGTCATACTTACCGCTATCAAAACCAAATGTAAAAACAAATGGTCGTGAATGAATGTTTCAATAATGTCGTTCATATCCTTTTGTGTTTGCGTTTATTATTTTTATTCCAATAGTAATTTGTTGATAGCATCAATAAAGGCTGGGGAACATAAACTTGCGTATTCCTTAATCATATTACACTCTTCATCGTTATACTCAATTTCTCCATTGGAGTTGAATATTTTAAATGCGAGGGCATGAGCCTCTATTCCCCTGCCAAGTTGATAAATGATATTGGCAAAATCCTTCTTGTAGTTCTCAACGGAACATCTCGTCTTATCAATATCAACAAATATCTCAATTCTTTCAAAATTTATCCTTTTCATAATCACTTCCAATCATTATCATTTGAAGCACCGAACATCAGTCCTCTTCCCAACCAGTCAGAGTTCGGTGACGGATACATAAAATCCACCAACTGCATACAATGGTGCATGGAACCGCCATTCAATGTTTGCTTTGTTCCATTCGCATATATCTGAACATTATTATAATTGTCATTTGCATTAACCACGAATATCCTTTGGGTGACGGCAAGACTCAAAAGATAACGGTAGGTTACATTCGATGTTATTCTAAATATAACCGTATCAACTGGAAAACCCGAAGTTTCACCGTTATAATCGTATCTTGGCGAATAGCAAGGAACTGTATAATAAGTTTCGTTAGCAGAGGAAGTCCCGGAAGTCAAAGGTATATAAGTACCGGTTTTATCAGCACCTTTTGTGTACACATAGGCATAGGAGCCGTAAACTACCATAATGCTTCTTTCCCTTGCGCCAAACACGCCTCTACACCATAAGTCAGAAGTGTAGAAACGTAATGACCGGTTATCCTTAGTACCTTGATGATACATATCACCATCAAACCACATTCTTCCATCACTTCCAAAGCTGATTCCTCCAACCGCATCACCAGCAGCATTCACGCAATTCAACCTTGTAAAAGAGCCTGATACACCTTTCAATGTACCTTCAAAAGTGCTGTCACCTGAAATAACCGCACCAGCCGCATAGAGTTTCCCTGCTATACTCACCTTATATGGCGCATCAGTCGGTGTTGTAGCTCCAACCCATAACGGATAGTCACCACCAACAAGACCTGCTGCAACCGTTTTATTATCGCCCTTCATTATCAAAAGCTGATTACCCTGCATGAACCGTAGAATAGCATTTTGAGCCATGATAAGCGGAGTGTACACTGGCACCAAAGAATTAAACTTCTGCCAATAAGTTGTATTTGTCACCGGAATGGAATCACTGGACGTATGAGTTTTCAGACATTTATACGCATTAAACGTATTAGCACCGGTAGTCACAATTGCAATATCCAAGTACCGGGTACCGGAAGTCAAAGCCTCGTCATTGCGATACTCTATGCCTTTAGCCCATTCGGATTGCCGGAGAATACAGCCTTGCAGCCCGTTTTTCCCCGGTTCCCCATTAGTACCGTCAATTCCATTTTTGGCCTTTCTTCGTATTAATATATGCCCTTGCGCCTCCATACCGGATTACTTCAATTTTGCTAATACTTCTTTTGCGATCTCCTTAGCCTTGATACGATAACTCTGATAATCAGTGTATTCTTTCAGATATTCGGCACGCTTACCTTCGTCAAGTTCCGAAGCCATATCACGTGCCATTTCCAAGTTGGCGAAAATGGCATCACGTTTATTCGCATCATAACGTTCCATGATAATGGCACTTACAATACTGTCATAATCATGTTCCCCTTCAACATCCACGTTTTCACAGACATACTGGTCTTCAACCACCACATCTTCCGAACCGGCCTTTTGAACAGCTTCTCTTCTCTCAAAGTCGAAGTAAATGCGTAGCAACGCACCTTCAACTACAAATTCAATACCAGTCGGCAGTTCTCCTACAAGAGTTCCATAACTTTTCATAAATTACCTCCATTTTTATAATTATTCTTCAAAATAATAAGCACTCTTCCCGTCACCTAACGAACGCCGCTTGACAATCACATTTTCCACTGGAAAAATCTTCTGACCGTTATTCTCCGCTTCGCGAGCCTGATCCAACACATCTTTCAGATTGTAACAGTTCATTATGAATTTGCTACGTTGTCCGTTCTGTTCAAAAAGAACACAATATCTACCTTCACCTTGCTTTGTCTTCACATTCGTTTCAAAGTCCACCACTGTTATAGGGACATTGAGAATATCCATCAATCTTGTCTCTTTTACATCGAAGAACTTCTTTCCGTCCTTTGTTCTACCACTCTGTTTGATACCTTTATCTGCAAAACTCATATCATTATTTGTTATTGTTCTCCATAAATTCTTACAATCTCCCCACTTACACCAGCCCCAGTATGAAGCTCGTATCTCGCGGTTACGTTTCCGGCTTTTTATTCGTTTCACCTTTCGGGCAAAGTTCTTTTTCATATTTTTACGCATCCGAACATTATCTTTCGTGAAGCAATAGCCCAAAAAGTTAATCCTTCTTCCTCTTACTACGTTTTCGCTTTCTATGCTTTTTGTTCCCATTTTTTGTTTCTGTTCCTATCGGAGCAATACAACTGTTTGCTTTAACTACCAACCCAACTTTTGCACTTTCCCGTTCATACGCACGAATAAGAAACAACGCTTCGGCCTTAGAACGAGCCAGCATAACATTATCATCGCAATATCTATGCAGGCATTTGACACGATATTTCTCCTTCATTGTATGATCTATCCGGCTTGCCGCAAAATTCCCGATAGGTTGGCTTGTAAATGCTCCAATCGGAACACCTCTTCTTCCGTTCAACTTCATTCTCCAATACGTCAACTAACTCTGTTCCGCTGTCATACGATAAAACAGCTATCTCGATCAATTTAATAAATCGTTCATCTTTGAATTTCCTTCTCAATGCAGCAACAATAAGCTCATGAAGAATACTTTGATAGAACTTTTTGAAATCAGTCTTTACGAACCATTTGTATTCCGGGTACCGGTGAAGAAAACGTTTCATTCTCCTTACTCCAAAATGTAATCCCTTTCCCTTGATACACGCACTTGTATCATAAATCAAATTTCTATAAACATCTTCTTCAATCACCCTCATAATTGCATGGTGCAATATACGCCACGGGAAATATTTCTGTTTGACAATATCTCGAACCTTTCCTGCATCACTTTTTACTCTCATTACGCTATAATCCGGTGCCGGAAAATCCAATGTCAGGATCATCAACTGCAAAGCTCGGAGGTCTTCTTCCGGGTGTAGATTATGCCGCCTGATAAAGCGGTTTTTCTTAACCTTCCCATCTTGTGCTTCTTTGTCCGCTTCACGTAAATTATTTATCTCTGCTATACGTTCAAGAATATACCCGGCTCTTTTAGATTTCTTTCCACCGTTTGCTTCTATCCGTTTATTGTCAGCCTCTATCCTTTCCGCTATAATTCTATCAATTTCATTATGCGATAGACTCTTCCAATCAATATCACTTCTTCCAATATTCACTGCTGCTTTGTTTTAAAATTTACACCATACTTCCAATTTTGTCTTGTTCAGACTATTTTAATTATTCCGATAACTGCAAGCTGTTTTTACTTGCTTGAATAATTCGCCCGGAGCTTTCGAGAACCAACCTACTAACACCGCTTGTTGCCTTTCGCAAATTGGGCAACCTTTCCGCATTCTTGATTTTCTGACATCGTAACCAATTGATTACTACGTTGCAACGATATAAATCCTGCAAGGTCATGGCTCGGAGAACTCGCAGATTACTCTACGATAAATAAGTATGGCGAGAGCCGATATTCGCATTCGAGTTCGACCAATCGTTATTCGAGTTCGCATAAGCGAGGCCGCAATTCGCACCGTTATTCGCATTACCGCCCCAAAGAACCAGCTCTTGTTCCCCTCTGCCAACCGTCCACGCCTTTCGGCTTTCGTCCCGTTATCCGTTGCCGTAAAACGAGAAGGTGGACGGGTTTTAATTAATTGAAATTCAAAGAACTAATATTTCAAAATCTATTATGCAGCCATCAAAGATGCACCGCTAACAAATGTTAAATTCCCAAAATACGCAAGGCGAGAGCCGACAGACGCAGGCGAGTGCGACCAAGCGTT